CCAGCGCACCGTGATGGTGGTGGGCGTCGGCGCACCGGCGAAGGCTGCCTGCTGGAACGCCTGCGTGTTGTACGAAGCGTCGTAGACAAGGGCGTTCCCGTTGAAGCATCCCGAGAAGTAGACCGGAATGGATTCGCTCGAATCGCCAGCGGCCGTGACGATCGGCACCGAGGCGACGCCGATCGCCTGGGTGACGCCCTTCACCGCCGGAATAAGCTGGCCGCCCGCATTCAGGCCAACGACCTGAAACTGAGCGATCGTGGTGTTCGGGGCCACGGGGTAGGGATACGACTTGAGCGGGAGGTCCGACCCGGCGAGCAGAAACGACTGCAGCCAGGTATCGGTCTGCTGGAAGCTCGCCTGACCGAGAACCGGATAGGGAATGGTAACCTGTGCCATTTGGCTCATCCTTCACGAAAAGAGTGACTCGACTGCCCAGTTGGTCAGCGGGTGGGGCCGTCCTTCAGCTTTTGGGTGCTGCGGAGGCCGGGGATACCCATTGCGGCGGCGGCGCTCAGCGCGCTCCCGGCGTCATCGGGATCTTCAACCCGCGCTTCGGGGCCGCCAGGCGTGACGCCTGCGCCGCCGGTGGCGCCCATGGCCGCGGCGAAGTTGGAATTGGCGTGCGCGCTGACCGGCGGATCGGCAGCCGGGACCGCCGCAACCGGCGCGGCTGCCGACGGGGCAGGGGTTTCCGCAGGCAGATCGGCCATAAAGGACGCAGCATCCGCAGCGCTCATCGTCTGCTTGAATGCGATCTTGCGGGCGAGTGCGGGATGCGTCTGGGCTTCCGGGCTGTTCAGGATCGCGTCGATGCGGGTGCGTTCGGCGGTGGTGCCTTCGGCGACGCCGGCGGCGTGACCTTCGGCGCGCGCGGACGCGACGGCGGTATCATGGGCGGCCTGATCGACCGTCCCACTGCTCTGATTGGACATTTCGGTTTCTCCATCGTCAGATGCGAGGTGATCGGCCAGAAATTTGGCCATGGCATCGCCCGGCGCGCCGCTGGTGTCAGCGAGACCGTTCGACAGGGCTTGCGCAGCAGTGAAAGTCCTACCCTTCGTGTCCCGAACGGTCGTCTCGTCCATGCTGCGATTCCGGGACACGAGGCCCACGAAATGCTGATAAAGTTCGTCGACGCTGGCTTGCATCCGATCCCGATGATCGTCGCCGAGCGGGGCATAAGGGCTGCCTGCGGTCTTATCGCCACCCTCGGGAGCCGAGATCAGGGTCATCTTGACCCCAGCCTTGTCCATCGCCTTGGACACATCCATGTGTCCGGTAACGACACCCACCGAACCCGCCCCGCCGGTGCGCGATACCGAAATGCAATCGGCCGGGGTCGCCAGGCTGTACGCTGCGGAATAGGCCGGCTCCGCGCTGGCGAGTACGGGCTTCGTTTTGGTCGCGACCATGTGGTCGACGAGATCGAAATTGCCGGCGGCGTGACCACCACTAGATGAGATTGAAAGATGCACAGCCTTCACATTGGGATCGGCCATGCCGCGGTCCCATGCGCGCGAAAGGTACTGGTAACCCGTGGCCCAGGGGGTCGAATAACTGAAGCCGTTCAGAAGTGTGCCAGTCACCGGAATGGTGAGCACACCATCCTGCACATTATACGGACGGTACTGCGCGCGCCAATCATCGGCCGCAGGCCAAAACCCATCATCGGTACTGCCACCAGCGGCGAGCATCTCAAGTCCATGGTCCATAATCGCCAGCTTTTGCGAGCAATCGGCGAGCCACGAGGCTTGGTCTGCGGCAACCAATACGACCGAGCCAGAGAAGGACGAGAGGAAAGCATCAACGCCCACGGGCACCTCCCGCGGCTTGCTTTGAAATGCAATCTTTGTGGCGAGTGTCACGCAAAAGTTGACTTACGTCCAAAACTTGGCGACAAGGATCGCGCTTGAGAACCAACGGCGAGTCGTGACCCATGAGACGGAAGTCATCCATTGCTCTTGCCTTTCGCCTTCCCACCCTGGAAACCGCTGGCGCTCTGCCCGCTGTCTTGCTGGCCAAGTGTGCCGGTGGTGGCGTTCATCATGTCGGACGACACGTTTTGCAGGATGCCCAACTTGTCCATCATCTCGCGCTCGCGCTGGATCTGGGCGAACAGCTTGCGCCAATCCATACCGAGGCGGGCCGCCTCTCGCTGATAGCTCGAGATGCCGAAAATAATGCGCTGGATCGCGGCCTGCGTTTCCTTAAGCTCATCTACCTGGCCACGGCTCGCACCAATCCATTCGGCCTGCGTGTATGCGTCGAAGAACAGGCCGAGCCGCCCGTTGGCATCATAAATCGACGGGCACTTGCGGGTCAGCGACGTGATCTGGCCTGCGTTGACGGCTTCCTCGAACCACAGGCGGTATATCTGGTTGGCGAAAGCGTCGGTGCCCCGCCGCTTCTTGGACTGCATGCCCTTCCACGTCTCGACCGCTCCCGCGCGGAACGAGGCATAATTGACATGGCTATAGTCCCGCGAAAGCTGCTCATAGCTGACGCCGAGGTTGGCCGAGAGATAGCGCAGCAGGGACGCTTCAAAGTTCGTCCCCATCGCATCGCTGCCGCCGGCCGGACGAAGTTGCAGCTTCGTCCCAGGGAACAGATGGGGGATTTTCACCCCGTCGATCGCGATGTTCTTGGCGCCCTTCGCGTAGGCCCCCACCGCCGCGAGATAACCTTGCGCGTACTGGGTGATCATCTTCTCAAACGCGACTTCCGAGACGTTGCCGCCCCCAAGCTGTGTCATCACCGTTTCACTCGGCAAATCGGATTCAATCGTGGCCGCATACGTCGCGTTGACCACGGCATTCTGCAGCACGACGTCCCGATATCGCTTCGTCATCCGCATCTCTTTGAGTGCGGAAACCATGGTGGAAACGCCGCGCGATTGATCGACGCGCCAGCGATCGACAATGTGGATGACCTTCGGGCGCCCCCAGGGCTCACGGGCAGGCACCCGCTGCCAAGTGTAGGCGTCGATGCTGGCGATCGAGGAAAAGTCAACGGGATGGGCCTTGCGGATATGGTATCCGATCGGCACCCCATCATTGTTCTTCTCGACCCCGCCGCGCAGGTTCGGGTTATCCCACTGGCCGTAAGGGTTCGACAGCCGGTCAGTATCGATCATCTGGATCGCCGTGCCGAACGGACGCCCATCGCTCATCCACTCGGACGAGGCGAGGATCTCGCTGCCCGACACCATCAGGCCGGCAGCCATGCGGACCATCGACGTGAAGTCGTGGGCCATGGTTTTATCGATCCAATGGCTGGGGCTATCGGCCCAAACCTGGAACTTCGATTCAACCTCGCGCTGGAATTCCTCGGCCCATGTGGAATCCAGCCCCAGCACCTCGAGATTGGGGTGGCAGTTCAGCAGGTAATGCGATCCGACAATGTTGTCTTTGTGGATCTCGGAACCAGCGAACACGTAGGAGTCGTTGCGGATGCTGTCGCGCACGCGGGCGTCCAGCAACGGTTTATCGTTCAGGATATCGAAATCGGCCGAGGTCAGCGATGGCTGCCACAAGGCCAGGGTCTCGTCGAAACGCTGGGCGCCCTCATAGGCACCGCCGACCATCATGTCGGGCCCATCCTGCCGGGGGGTCACGAAAGAAGTGACTTGCGGGGGGCCGATCAGGTCATGATCTTCCTGGGTGAGCATCGCTTAGAACCAGGGCCGCATGGGACGATTGACCCGGCTATGCGGGTTCAATTTGTCCTCAAGGGACGTAATGTAGTCTTGCAGCTTATTGGCGTTAACCTGCGTATATTGCACGGTTTCGCCGTTCTGGTCCTTGACCATAACCACCGAGCGGCCGGTCATCAACAGATGATAGGCCTCACGCGCTTCCGACAGCAATTGGGCAATCGTGCTCTGCACGCGGCGTGCTCCTTACGCCAATTGGGAAGCGAGACTTTCTAGGCTAATATCACTCTTTTGGTGACTGTCAAACGGCTTGGCCGCATTTTCGGCGAACACAAGATCATTCTGCTCCCAGCCATCGGCCCAGCCAGGGGGATATTCCCAATTGATATGATCGAGGTTGGGGGAGACCTGGCGCCCGTTCAACGCGACGGAATAAGCGTAATAGAGCAGATCCCATGCCTCGTTGCGCCGCGACCCGATTTTTATCCAGCCCTTGTCCGTTCGCGTTTCGGCGCAAAGCTGGGAATACAGCCAGTCGGGCATCCAGTGCGGAAAGTTCACCATGCCACCGCCGGGTGTCTCGCGGCCAAGCCGATTTGCCGCGACGTCCTTCATCAGGTTCGAGTTGATGAACAGCACTGGGATATCGCCGCGGGCGAGCGCCATGCGATCCTTCTTCTGAGAGTCCGGGTATCCGACGTGGACGCGCGGCGCGGATTTGCTCGGCTCACCCTTGAGCAGTTGGAACCGGATCGAAGCCTGATCCTCGCGGGTGTCCCGCAGCTTGCGCCAGAACTGGTATGCGTTCGCGGTGACGCCGGCCTTGCCGCCCGAGTCACAACCGATCGCCTTGACCGACATGCGCCGGCCCGACCCATCCGCGAGTGGATAGGAGCGCTCGATCACTTTTTCTATCAGGACATCCCAATCTTCCAGATAGGCCCCCGGGTCGAGCAACTCGCGTTCTCCGCGATCGTTGATGCGGGTCTCTGACCGGGTGATGCGATCGGAATCGACGATCCAGACATCGCCCCCTTCGCCAAAACCATGCACTTGGTAGACGAATGCGCTTTTCTGGATATCGACGGTGGTGATCAGAAAGCGCACGCCCAGCGGCACGGCGGGGTCGTCTGCGGTGCCACCCCAATCTTTCGCGCGCGCCTTGAGATGCTCTGGCAGACGCTCGAGCCGAGACGCTTGGGGAATATAGGCATCACCCTGATCGGTGTTGGTGGTGACCTTGAGCGATTCTTCAGACCCAGTGTTCTCGAAATCCTGCTTGGCTTGCAGGTATTTGAGGACCAGCGATGTCCAATCCTGGAATGCTGCCGCCGGCCCCTTCAACCAGAAGCTCGAGATATCCGTGCGGCGCGGGCGCCCGACGATCTCGCCATCGGGTTGCCAGATCATACCATCCTTGATCCACCGGCCAGCGTTGTTCAGTTCACGCTTCAGCGCCGGGGGAATTGGGTAACCGCAATGGGGGCAGGGGAGGGTGACCTGCTCAGCGATTTCCAGCAGGTCGATAGTGTCGATGTCGGGGTAATCGAACATCGAAAAATTGGCCTCGAACTTCTCGTTGCACTGCGGGCATGGCCAATACCAGCGGCGGCGATCACCGCGGTTATAGAGGGCGAGAATTCCGTCAACAGGGGGTGCCTCATGCGCGGATTTGGCCAGCCAGTTGGGGTCCTTGATCTCGAACCCGGGCGAGGACTCCGCGACGCACATTCCGAACCGCTTGAAGGTCGTGGCGCGCTTTCGGGCCAGATCGTAAGGGTTACCTTCGCCGTCGACGTCCTGCGTCATGCGGTCGTAATCCATCAACCACAGGCGCGGGACAGTCTTGCCCGATAGCTCATTGATGGTCGGCCACTTGATCAGCAGCCGCATTCCCGACTTGAACCACTTGTCGAACACGTTGTCGTTTTGCCGGCCGGGGACCAGCAATTCGCCCAAGGCCTTGGAATGGCGGAAAGCGCGTGCAAGATCGCCGAGAGACCAGTCGCGGGCCGTCGCTTGCGTCATGTGCAGCAGCATCATATCTGCCGGATCGCACTTGGCAGTGTGCAGCAAGTAATTGAAAAACATATCAGACTTGCCGGTACGCGCCGGCCCGGCAAAGATCATGCCGGTGAAGTCCAACGAGGTGGTCTCGTTCATCGGTTCGACGAGATATGGGGCAAACGTATTGTCCCAGTAGCCGACGAACGACCCTTGGTTGTTCAGGAAGCGATAACGCTCCGCGCACTCAGCCACGGTGACGCGCTCAGGCGGCCGAAGCATGCTCGCCGCCTGAGCGATCAGATGCTCAAGGGAGACATATGCCCCCATCAGATCAGATCCTCGTCGCTTACAAGCTCAAGGCGAGCAAGATCGCCAATCGCCTCAACTGCGGAGAGGATGAACGCCATTGCTGCGGGCGCGACGATCGCGTTGCCGGCACCTTTGAGGAGCCCTTGGCGCGATTTGCCTTCAAAGGTGCCGCCGCTATCCAATCGGAAGGCAGCCCCATCAACCAGAGGGAATGTGCCGGGTTCAACTGGCCGCCACTTTCCATCCCGGCATCCGAGCCAGTCAACATCTCGCCAGAAACCGTTAGTCGGGCCGGGGTCGCCAGATGCGTCGCTACCGAAGTCAACGTGTCGAACTTGCCCCTCGACCACCGGGCCCCCGAGGACTCCGAGTCCTCGCTGCGTGTGGTCGGCCGGCCTGCCAATACCACCAATTCGTTCAATGGTGGCCCCTTCGCTCCCCGATCGTGCGGCCCCGCATTCGGTCGGCCCTTCCAATCCCTGGCCTGTGGACATGGCCAACCGGCCAATGGCACCGTCTCTGGGAGCGCCATCGCGTTTTTCCGCGGCGACACCAGACCGCCCTTGATTGAATCGCTCACCAATGGAGTAGGCCACCCAGTAGTTCCGGTCTCGGATGTGCGGCGCGCCGATGCCCGCAGCCGGAAACGGGACACACCCGAAGGCGTAGTCCAAGGTTTCCAAGTCAGCGTGTACAAGGTCGACCCAAACTTCTGCGTTCTTGCTCGCAACCTGCTCTCCAGCAACGATTGCAGGACGGCACTGTTGGATGAGCCAATACCAGGTCGGCCACAAATGCCGCTCGTCAGCAAACCCATCTCCCTTGCCTGCCGCGCTGAAAGGCTGGCAGGGACAGGATCCTGTCCAGATGGGAGCGCTGTCTGGCCAACCAACGGATCGGAGAGCAAAAGACCAGACGCCGATCCCGGCAAAGAAATGGCATTGGGTGAATTCTCGCAGGTCATCAGGGCTGACGTCCTCAATTGATCTGTTGTCAACATAGCCGGGCGCAATCAACCCACGCGTGATTAGACCGCGAAGCCACTCGGCCGCATGGGGATCGAACTCATTATAATAGGCCCACGCCATCAGATCAGATCCTCATCTTCCGGCAAAAGAACTGGGTCCGGGGCAATCTGATTAATGATGACTTCGGGGTCTTTGATGGAACTCGGAGTCTGCTTACGTCCCGGCAGCGAGACCATTTGCTGATAGATTTCGTCCATCAGCCCATCGACCATTACCTGGAATTTGGCCCGGGCTTCCGATGGCATTTCGCCATCTGGATCAAGATTATCGACCCATAGTTGCATGGATCCCTTGATCGTCTTGAACATTTCGGAAAGTACCGCGAACACCGCATCGGTTTTCCAGAGTTCGCCAGCGTTCTCTTCCCAGATTTGCCGTTTGCGCATTGCTGACCAGTAGGTGTCCTGCAATTGGACCGGCATGTCGCTGGTACGCAGACCGCGCATCCAGCGCGCAAATTTGTCGGGATCCGGGGGTGCCAACAGCGTGGTCGCCTGGACGAAGTCGAACAACTCGCGGTTGCCCTTGCTGATCGCGAGTGGCTTCAGGCCCGCCAGGCGCTTCCGAACGGTGCGACTGTCCACGCGAAAGGCTGAAGCGAGCCAAGCGATATTGACGCCCGACGACAACGACTCCGCGCGCACTGCGAATGTGCGGACCTGTTCCTCATCAACGTCGTCGCCCATGCGCGCGAGGATGCGCTCCATGCGATCGGGGCGCTTCGACGGCGCGGGCATGCCGTCAATATCTACTTCCGGGAGGGAATTTTTGCGCGGGCGGCCGCGACCTCTTTTGGGGAGAGGATTCGCAACAGCCCAGTCGACGGCCTCGTCATCCGGTGACGGCATCGGCGATCCGATCGCTGATCCACCGTTCGATCTCAGTTTTCCGCCAGACGGAAACACGGCCGAGTTTCAGCGGTTTGGGGAAGCGCTTTTCATCGATCAGGCGATAAATCATGCTGCGTCGGTATCCGACACACCGGGACACGTCCGGCAAACGCATGAGGGTTTCGGCCAACATGTTTTTGACCATAGTCACCAAAAAAGTGACACGCAACCTATTTATCTACGCTCAAAAATGGGCTATAGACTGATTCGCGCTAGCAGCGCATCCTCTCCCGAACTAGGCCACCAGAGCATGCCCCCGCTCTGGTGGCCTTTCTTTTTTATCACCTTTTAGTTGACATAAATCTTATTGGTTGGCATAAAACTCAAATCGCGAACGGCTGTTGGCCACCCTGCGATGGGTGGAGGATGTAGGAGCGATGGCGAGGAAAGGCGGGCACGATGCCAAGGGTCTTCGCCGACAGATCTGGGATAAGACCGTAAAACCCGGATCAACCAGTTTCAGAGGTGAGCCTCCCCACTAGACAGGGCTTACGGCACCCCACGGGGACAAGGTGTCGGCCAGTCGGCAGGTATCCAGGGGAGCGCCCGGCTTCCCATCGCCGGCATCCGGGCATATAGGTTTCTAGCGACCCGCAGGTAATTCAGCGGGAGAAGTTGAACCAACCAACGGTGTTCATCGTGCCGGGGTTCAATTCCCCGGACTGCGGGTCGCTAGATCTGATCGGGTGATGGTAGAAATCCAGAACAGGAATGCTAGACCAGCACTGCGCCGAGGATTCCGGCAGCTACCGTCACCCGATCAGATCGTCGTTCTCGAACTGGTCCAACATATCCGCCCAGGCCTGCATCATCTGCGTGCGCCCCTCGAGATATTCGGCGGCGTTGTAAGCCCCGCGAACCTTGTTTTCCTCGACGTGAGCAAGCTGGCGCTCCACCCAGTCGAAATTCCAACCAGCCTCATTCAGAACGGTTGATGCCATGCGGCGAAAGCCGTGGTGCGTCGCCTGCTCTTTGGAAAAGCCCAGATTGCGCAGCGCTGCGTTGACGGTGTTCTCGCTGATCGGGCGCTGGTCAGATCGCAGCGACGGAAACAGCAAACCCTTCGGCTCGTAGAACGTCTTGAGGCGTTCTAGGCATGAGACGGCCTGGCGGCTGAGTGGCACGTAATGCAGCCGCTTCATTTTCATGCGCTCGGCGGGGATCGTCCACAAGGCTTGGTCGAGATCGATTTCCGACCAGGTGGCCATCCGCAGTTCGCCAGGCCGCACGAACGTGATCGCACCGAACCTCATGGCGACCCCGACGGCGGGATGCCCCTTGTACTCGCCTATAGCGCGCATAAGAGCGCCTATCGCACTGGGGGTGAGGGGTGCAGCGCGGTGCTTCTCTTTTGGGGCTACCATGAGCGCGCCGGCGATATCGGCGCATGGATCGCGCAGGGCCACCCCACTGGCGATCCCGAAGCGGAAGACCCGAGAGCAAACGGTGCGTAGGCGGCGGGCTGAATGATGGCGCCCTTGAGCCTCCACACGGCGAATCAGTTCGAGCACCTCGGGCGCCTCGATCGTGGTGATGTCGCGATCATTGAGGCTTACCACGAACCGAAGCAGCCATTCGGTCTTCTCGATCGTTGCTTGCGCGGATTCCGGGATCACGCGCGTCACAAGCCACTGCTCGGCAACCGTCCCAAAGGTGGTTACCGATTTCCGCTCCGGTTCGGCTTGGCCCTTCGGATCGCCCGAGGATCGCAAATTATCGCGCGCTTCATCGCGAAGGGTGCGCGCCTGCTTCAAGGTCACCTCGGGAAAGGTGCCGAGCGCCATCGTCTTCCGCTTGCCGCCAGCATCGTAATCAAGCCGCCAGCAGCGCGTGCCGTTTGCCTTCACCAGCAGATAGAGGCGTTGTTCGTCGAACATTTTGTAGTCGCGCTCGCGCGGTTTTGCGTTGCGCACGACGAGATCGCTAAGTGGCAT